CTTACGCTGACTCTTCTGGACAGAGCCAAGGAGCTTGGTGTAAAGAAAAAATTTGAAGATTTGCTGAAGGCTTATACGAAAGTACAGAAGCAGATGATTGAAAAAGAAAAAAGTAGCAAGGCTGTTTCTATGCTAGACCAATGGACTAATTTCTCTGATTGCGAATATGACAGAATGAAATGTCTCAACTGGATAGCGGACGATGATGGGATCAGAATATCAAATACTAATCCAGGATCGCCGGATATTATAGCTTGTTATCATCCTATTCTTCCGATTGAACGAATGAAGAATCTGGAGACCGGGGAAGAACAGATAAAGTTAATCTATAAGAGGAATAATAAATGGTCCGAGGTTATTGTGCCAAAAACTATGGTTGCGTCATCCACTAAAATCGTTGGCTTATCTGCGCTTGGGATTTCAGTAACTTCAGAAAATGCGAAGTTTCTTGTGCGGTATCTGTCAGACGTTGAGAATGCAAATGACGATTATATCAACATTCAGTATTCCTCCAGCAAAATTGGGTGGATCAGGGATTATTTCCTTCCCTATGACAAGGATATTGTATTCGATGGAGATATGAGGTTCCGACAACTGTACGAAAGTATCAGCGTAGGTGGCAGCAGGACAGAATGGTATGAGCACGTGAAGAATGTTCGTGCTACTGGAAGAATAGAGCCAAAAATCATGCTGGCCGCAAGCTTCGCCAGTATTCTGATTAAACTGGTCGGTGCCCTTCCATTTTTTGTAGACCTCTGGGGAGAAACTGAGGGTGGTAAGACCGTAACACTTATGTTAGGAGCTTCCGTCTGGGCGAATCCGGGTGAATCAAGGTATATAGGAGATTTCAAAACAACAGATGTAGCTCTGGAAGCAAAGTCTGATATGCTCAACAATCTTCCGCTAATTCTGGATGATACTTCCAAGGTATCTGCCAAGATCAGGGATAACTTTGAAGGGATTGTATACGATTTATGCTCAGGCAAAGGAAAAAGTCGTTCTAATAAGGAATTGGGAGTCAACCGGGAGAACCGCTGGCAGAACTGCATTTTGACCAATGGTGAGCGTCCGCTTGCCGGATATGTCAGTCAGGGTGGAGCAATTAACCGAATTATTGAGGTCGAGTGCTCTGAAAAGATATTTGACGATCCACAGCTTACCGCAGATACCCTTAAAAAGAACTACGGATATGCAGGAATCGACTTCGTGAACGTAGTCAAGGAAATGTCCATTGATGATATAAAAGCCCTGCAAAAGCACTATCAGGGGCTTATACAGGACGATGATAAGATGCAAAAGCAGAGTATATCTATGAGTATCATTCTGGCAGCAGATAAGATTGCAACAGATCAGCTATTCCATGATGGTCAATACATTGACATCGAGACAGCAAAGAACCTCCTGACAGAGAAAGAAATGGTTTCCGAAAACGAACGTGCTTACTGGTTCGTGGTTGATAAGATCGCTATGAACGGAATTAAGTTCGATGATAACCCGGATATTAAAACAGAAAGATGGGGAGCCATTGACAATGATCCGGTAGAGAAGACGTCAACCGCAATAATCTATAGCGCAGCGTTTGATGATCTGTGCAAAATTGGAAGATTCTCCAGAAAGGCATTCCTATCATGGGCTGTCAAAAAGGGGCTTGTGGAAACCGATAGCAGGGGTTATCCGACCAAGGCGAAGAAGCTGGACGGAATTGTCACCAAATGTGTGTTCTTGAAAATTGTAGATGAAATTCCGAAAGGATTTGCGAATTGCAATGATGATTTTGAGATTACGGACGATATTGTGTTTGATTAATAAACAATTCGTTCAAAAGGTAACCGAGTAACCCAGGTAACCTTTGATTCTGCATATATATATACAAGTATTTATATGCGCATATTGAGTATAAAAGTTTCCCTATATGAGAAAATCAGGGTTACTCGGTTACCCGGTTACCATGCAGTAAAATCAAGGGTTTGCGGATTTTTGAACGGTTACATTTCGGTTACTATCGGTTACTTTTAAAAAAAAGAAGGTGGAAGATGAAAGTAGAAGCTAAAGATATTCCAATCATGCATAAGTTCATGCCGGAGTTTTGGAATGCAATAAAAGAATTTTACAATGTGAAAAATGATGATGAATATTTTGATGCATTATATAAAAAAATCGAGGGTTTATATGAAAGCTATCCAGACAGTTTGGCGAGGTACCTGTCTTTGGCCTTTTGCAAATGGGCGGAGGATGTGTCAACAGGGAAATGCAAAGTATAAGAAGTATGGAAAAGAATGTCGTATAAACACAGCAATGGCGAGGTAAAGAGTAGAGTAGCGTTGAATGTGCTATGGAGAAGCATATCAATGAAGTGAATTGAAATGCAAAGGCACGGCTTTGTGAGGAAATGCAGAGGAATTGCTACGAAAGGTTCTGAAATGATGTGTGTGGCTGTGGCAGAGCCAGGAAATGAGGAGCGGTGCAGAGGCATGGAAGAGAGTAGCTATGCGAGGAAAAGTGAAGATGCGCGACGGAACTGAATAGCATAGGTCAGCCAGGGAGAAGAATAGTATGGCAATGTAAGAAAACTATAAAAATTACAAGGAGAATAGCAGAATGAAAGAATTAAAAGTAAGATTGACATTTTTGGAAGAAATTTTAGGAACAGCAAGTGCAGACCCGGAGATTCACGAAACATTTATTGCTTCGAATGCGCCAGACGCACCAACAAGAAAAGAAGAGATTGAAACAATCGGAATTGAGGAAGTGATTGAGAAATCCATGACCATATTCCCGAGAGATAATGGTGTACCGATTTATTGGGATTACCAGATTAAGGGCTTTTTCAAAGATGCTTGTGGAATGCTGAGAAAGGTAACTGGTTCAAAATCTTCAAAAATCAAGGCTTACAAAAAAGAAATTGACGGTCTAATTTTCGTTGAAGAACGCAAAATCCCAATTCATTTTGAAGGTGAAATAGGAACTTGCCAGAGGCCACTGAGAGGACAAACACCGCAGGGTGAAAGAATTGCACTGGCAAATAGTGAGACAATACCTGCCGGAAGTTGGATTGAGTTTACAATCAAGTGCTTATGCGATAGCCATGAAGCAGCAGTCAGAGAATGGCTTGACTATGGAGAACTGAGAGGCATCGGACAGTGGCGTAATTCAGGTAAAGGCCGCTTCAAATGGGAAGAAATATAAAAGCATGACAGGAGTGATAGAAATGCCATATAACACAGCAAGAAAGTATTATGAAGGTATCCAGACAAGGAAAGACATATATCTGTACATCTGCCGGTATATCAAAGAACATCGGTACGCACCGTCTTACAAAGAGATTGCTGACGGGGTTGGCGTGTCAAATGCCACGGTACTTCGCCACATGGATATGCTGCGGACAGATGGACTGATTGAAACGGATCACCCGAAGACACCGAGAGCATTCCGGCTGACAGGATATGAGTTCGTGACAAGGAGGAAGAAGCATGAAACTGTATGAGCTGTTCAAAGGTGCTGAGTACATTGGAGAGTTTACTCTTGATGAGATCATAAGCATCACGGGAGCACATCGGAGTGCACTACTCAACAGTGTGGCACATGGCGTCCTCGTAAATGACTTGTGGGACGTCTCTCCGGCTTATGACAGGACTTTAAACCGAAATGACGACAATTCATTGCTTAAGCAGTTTGAGGCCGTTACAAGGCAAATTAGGAGGTGTGTGAAGCGTGAGCAGTAAACTTAAAGCAAAGCCACGAAAGCAGAGACTTCCTCTAGCTCAGCCCAATCAGGCAGCACAGGCATTTGGGCGAGCAATGATTAACTGCCATAGTCAGATTAAAAGTATGGAGAAAGAAGCTTACGAAAACGGATTCAACGATGGAGAAGATTGGGCTGATACGATTAACGTCGTTACAACGATGATGGCCCTGAGACGCTTATATGGCTTTTCTACAAAACGCTTGCTCACAGTCATGCAGACTGCCAACGAGTACGTTAAAATGGCAAACAGGGGAGAAATGAGCGTTCTGAGTATGATACAGGACATTGAAGAGAACACAGATGTAAGGTTTGATGAGATGAATAAGAATCTGGTTAAGAAGATGGGAGTATAAAATCATGGAGGACTGCACAATAGCGTGTCAGTTACTTACATGGGGAAAGTGAGGATGGCAATGAAATTATATTTCTACATTTTAGACAGTGACAGAGAATTCAATCCGGAAACTAGAACATTCGGAGACGCTGTTTTTAAAGTCAGAGTTGAGGAATGTGAGGTAATTGAGAAACCAAAGACGTACAGAGCAGTAACACAGTTTCCAGAAAGACTTTACATTGGATATGTGAAAAAAGAAGATATTGGAACAATTTCTGGTCATTCAACGCCGTACATTGCGCTGACAGTACCGAATTATCAGTTTGTAAAAAATAAATTTTTAGAAAGATATAACGTTGAAATCAGCAGACTCAAAAAAGCAATCGCTATGTACGAGAACAGAATAGCTGCGATTGAGGATTATAAGGAGGACGAAAAATGTTAATCAGAAGTCAGGATAAAAGAATGATTGTAAATTTCGACAATATTTGCACAGTATCAGCGTTTCCTGAAAAGGATAGTGAGGATATCTATGTCGAAGATGGCACAGGCTCACTCATGGTCGGAAGATATTCCACAAAAGAAAAAGCCATAAAAGTGCTGGATATGATTCAGGAAGCTTATATAAATGGACATATTGATTACCAGATGCCAGAGGACAGTGAGGTGGAAGTATGAGCGATGAAATGACGCAATTAAAACCGTGTCCGTTTTGCGGAGGGAAAGCAGAAGTGTTAATCAACGAATACAGTGATTCAAGTAAAGAATATCTTGTAGCTTGCACAGAATGTGACGGAATGGTGGAACGTTGGAGAAAAACGGAGAAAGAAGCGATAGAGCAGTGGAACAGGAGAGTGGAAGCATGATTACATTCTTATTAGGATTCGCCCTTGGAACCATATTCGGAGTGGTTGGCCTTGTATGTGTGGCGATCATGTACGACAAGCACCACTCAGGCGAATAGAAAGGAGAACGGTATGCTGACAAGGAATAAAAAGCTGAAAGACTACGGTATTCCGGCAGAGGACATAGAAAAACTGAATACGATGCTGAAAGACTTTCCGGCAGAGTACGGAAGCCTGCTTGCCAGTGCTGCCTTGTCAGCTTGTCCGAAAAACACGGTGATAGCGGATATGGTTATTGAGAATATCCTGCACCGGAAAAGTTACAGGAAAATCAGCAGAGAAAGATATATCCCGATGAACCCGAAAGACTTTTACGGCTACAGACGCAAGACCGTCGCTGTACTGTATGAGAGAATGAGATTGTTGGGAGTGTGGGAAGGAGATGAGTGAAATCAAGTCTATTTATCCGAAGGAATATCTTTTAAAAAATGGATTGCTTCGATACTATACTGCTCCTGGAAGATACGGATTTGCAATTTACGAAGTGGGCTATCAATTACCCCTACTGCCGCCGTTGGAATATTGTACGGAAAATAGTGCGAAACTTGATTGTATAAGATTTAATGCTCTTGGGCCGGAAGAAATCTGGAAAGAATATTGGAGACGTTATGTAATTTCTAAACGACCATTAGGTGCGAAAATAGAGACGTTTGCTGAATGGAAAAGCAAAAACGCAAACATGTATGAACGGGAGGATAGAAGATGAAGTTAATTGATCTAATAGCAGCAATTGACGACGATCCTGAAAGCGATATAAAAATTCAGATATGTCACCCTGGAAGAAGCTGGGAGGATTACGATACATTCAATGCCGGTTCAAAGCTGCTGAAACCATTTTACGATTTAGAAATAAGCTGCCTTTCGGCAATAGAAACGGATGTGATCAGAGTTGATTTGGATTTTAATGAGAAAGGGGGTTGCGATTGAATGAGCAGACTGATTGATGCAGACAAAATAATTGATTCTCTTGGAGGTTCGGATATGGATTTTGCAGTAGGTGCAGTTATTGACGAGCAGCCGACAGCTTTTGATGTAGATAAAGTTGCAGAGCAATTAGAGAATTATTTATTTGAAAAATATTGCATAGAAGGGGATACAACAATTGATGAAATCGTGAAAGGCGGTGGAGTTGAATGAGAGAGATTCTTTTTAAGGCAAAGCGGATTAATAATGGCGAGTGGGTCGAGGGATATTACCTAAGAGATCAATATCACATAGGGGGAAAGGACATTATTTTTTATCGAAAGGATTCAGATCGGTTTACAGTATATACCGATAGAATTGATATAGAAACCCTCTGTCAGTTCACAGGTCTGACCGACAAGAACGGGAATAAAATTTGGGAAAACGACATCCTGATGGCGCATTTGGACGAATCCTATCCAGAAGATGTGACATATATGACTGTCAAATGGAACTTTGCTGGATTTGTAGCATACGAAGCTGGCACAGATGGAGAATATCTTGATGAGTTTGATTTGGAACATTTTGAAGCTGTTGGAAACATTTTTGACAATAAAGAATTATTACAGGAGGAATCAGATGAGTAAATGGCACGTAAGTGTCGGAATGAGCTTATCAATTGATTATGATGATATTGAAGCCGATACAAAAGAAGAAGCTGAGAAAATAGCAAAAAGTAAAGCATTGGAAGACATTGATTACAACAATTGTGATTGTGATACTGGCTATCCAATAGTGTATTGTTGTCTTGAAGAGGAATTATGAGTAAATCAGTATTAGTGATTGATACGCCAGAGAATTGCGGAAAATGCAAATTTATAAGCGGATTTTGGTGCAGAGCAATGAATGGTAGGAGAGTTCCAAACAATGATGTAATCCCTAATTGGTGTCCTTTGAAGCCATTGCCGGAGAAAATGACCGGAGTAGCCCAAACAGATCACTGGAACAGCATAAAAGCAGGCTGGAATGGTTGTATTGATGAGATTACAGGAGGAGTGGATTCTGATGATTAATTTAACAGGAAAAAGCGTGTTCGTAAAGACGCAGGAAGAATATGAAAATATTCTTAACATTGCAAGGTTACACGGTTTTGATAAATGGTCTGATAAAGTCAGTTTGTCGTCTAGGAATATCAAACTGCCAAATATTTTGATTTTTAAGGATAATGGAACAGTTGCTTATTGGGGTGATAAAGGAGTGCTTGAAGTATCCGAAATCATCGAAGATGAAGAAAGAATCAAGGATGCAATAAACCTTGTCAGAACATTCGCTAAATACCCAGACAGAACAGCATTGACGGACCCATTTATTGAGTCCTTGAAGTTACTTGCAGATACTGTAGAAAGTCAAATGAAAGAGGTGAAGTAGATGGAGAGATTAACACTTGACGATATGATAAAAGCACTTAAATGCGTTTCTAGTCAAGATGTCGAGGGTGATTGCTATGCGGATCACGAAAACTTCATGCATATGGAGGATGATGAACATAAACGCATTGTCTGTGGAACTGGCGAGGATTTAAGAGATTATATCAGTGGGAAGGAAGCGGTTGGTTGCCCGTATCACCAGAAAACGTATGGGACTTGCTGCGAAGATGGAGAATTGTATTGGCTGAAAGATGTTGCAGAACTGTTGGAAGAACTGAAATCTTACAAAGACTTAGAAGAACAGGGCTTGCTTGTGAGGTTGCCGTGCAAGGTTGGAGAAAAACTATGGTGCATTGTTAATAGCGCAATCCGTGAGCTTAGAGTATATCGTTTTGATATGCCAGCATTTGGAACTACTGATATCGTCTTTAGATATGCAGATGGTTTTAAGTTGGAGCGTTTCGTGGGAGAGATAGGAAAAACCGTATTCCTTACCCGTGAAGAAGCTGAGAAGAAGCTTGAGGAGATGAAGAAGAATGATTGAAGCGATAAAAGAATTTTTTATGATGCTGGGAATGTGCGTAGTTGGACTTGCTGTTTGCATACTATTGTATGCAATAATCAGCAAATTCAACAGATGGCGAAAGAATGGCTGCAAAATCAAATGTCTTTGCAAACCGCATAAATACAAATTGGTTTGGTATTGGAGAAATACTGAGGAAGCTATTTTGGAATGCAAGAAATGCGGCAAAAGAAAACAAGTATTCATTGATTATGATTCTATTAAGGAGAAATTTCATTAGGAGGATTAATATGAAACCAGAAGAAGCATTAAAAGAATTAAGCTACGATGACACAGCTTATGGCGGTAAATGTACGCATGAAGTTAGACAAGAAGCTATTAAAGCGCTGCAAAAACAGATTCCAATGAAACCAAATAACATAAAAACCATTTTCGATTTTTCTGGTAGATATTGTATAACAAAAGGTGACTGCCCGGTTTGTAATATAGAAGAACTTTATAAATCAGATTTTTATTGTAATAAGTGCGGGCAGAAATTAGATTGGGGAAAGGAGGAATAATGATGTCAGTGCCTACATTTGAGATAGATAACATCAAAACGTCCAATATTTGCATTAATCACGATTTTGATATAACACCGCAGCTGGCTATATCAGCATTTTCGGTGTTACAGCAGTACTGTAATGCGATCAGCTCGCATGAATGTATCACGTGTGCATTTTATAGTGTGTGCGAGGATTTCTTTACAAGGTGCCCGGGAGATCAGGGCGGAGTGATCAGAAAATTACAAAGTAACGAATAAAATTAGAGAGTCGGTATTTACCGGCTCTTTTTTAGTGCAAAATTCCTCAAATATGTACCACAACTTTTCTACTGACCTGTGATAAAATATAACCAGAAGTGTTACTATGGGGTTTTATAGCCAGAAATGAGGTGATGATATGGCGAACTTAAAAGCAGTTACAAGAAAACTTCAAAAAGCTATATTATCCACCGGATTAATTATAAAAATTGGAACGTCACAATTTTACAGTAAAGAACAGGAAAGATTAATTACTCTTACCATAATCTCAACGCCCACACTTCATTTGACCAAAAGAAAAGAATGGAAAGATTGTGATTATGAAATATTACGAACTGCATCCCAGTATGATGTAGTCATGTGCTTAAAAGAAATATGGGAGGCGTGCCAAGAATGGAAATAGATAGAGGTGATTAGATGGACTTGACGCCTAAACAGAAAGCGTTTGCAGATGAATATATCAAGAATGGCGGAAATGCATCTGATGCCGCGAGGAAAGCCGGATACGCACCTAAGAGCGCTGATGTAATAGGGCGCGAGAACTTACGGAAACCTACGATTTCTGCATATATAGCCGAAAAACAGTCTCTCATCGAAAAACAAAAAGGCACTGACATCATGTCCCTGGCAGAAATCCAGCAACGCCGTTCCATGATTGCAAGGGGCGAACTGACTGATTCATTCGGATTTGCTCCGGACTTCTCAGACCAGCTAAAGTCCATGAATGATCTGGAGAAAACATTAAAGATTAAGCAAGAGCAGGAAGAAAAGAAAGCAGCAGAGGAAGCTGCTAGAAATGCAAAGCCGTATCACATGGATCTGTATAATATTCCTGATTGTTTTCACTGGGCTATTAGAGATATTCGAGACAAAGAACATCTGGAGTATGTATTTAAGGGCGGACGTGGCTCCACGAAATCAACCACTGTTGGAATGACTATAATAGAGTTGATGAAGAACAATCATGACATTCATGCTGTGGTTTGCCGTAAGGTCGGGAATACAATTAAAGATTCTGTGTATAACAAGATCAAATGGGCTATTGGAAAACAGGAATTCACAGAAGAATTTGATTCTAAGTTATCACCTATGGAGATTACATTAAAAGCAACCGGACAAAAGATATACTTCCGTGGTGCTGATGACCCTGACAAAATTAAATCCATTAACCCTGAGTTCGGATATATTGGCATTCTCTGGTTTGAGGAGTTGGATCAATTCGCGGGGCCTGAGGAGATTCGTAAGATTGAACAGTCCGCCATCCGTGGTGGAAACCTTGCATGGATATTTAAAAGCTTCAATCCACCAAAAACAATGAATAACTGGGCTAATAAGTATGTTCTTGAACCGAAAGAAAACAGAATAGTTCATTCATCAACTTACTTGGACGTGCCAAAAAAATGGCTGGGGCAGCCATTCATTGACGAAGCAGAGCATCTGAAAGAAGTCAATCCAAACGCTTATGAGCATGAGTATATGGGAATTGCGAATGGAAATGGCGGAAACGTATTTGAATATCTGGAGATTAGAGACATTACAGATGAAGAAATCAGTCGCATGGACAAAATATTTCAGGGGTGTGACTGGGGATTTTTCCCTGATCCGTATGCTTTTATTCGTTTGTATTACAATCATAACACTGAAAAGATATATCTCATTGATGAAATTTACGAAAATAAATGGAGCAATAGGAAATCAGCAGACGAGATTCTAAAAAGAAAATACGATGATTATACTATTACTTGCGATTCTGCGGAGCCTAAATCAATCAATGATTATAGAGACTTTGGACTTCCAGCAAGGGGTGCGATAAAAGGGCCTGGAAGCGTGGAGTATTCTATGAAATGGCTTCAGACAAGAACTATTGTTATTGACCCCAAAAGAACACCAAACGCTTACAAAGAGTTTTCAGAGTACGAATATGAAAGAGACAAAGATGGAAACGTTATAAGTGGATATCCTGACGAGAACAACCATTTAGTCGATGCTTGTAGATACGCAACAGAATCATTATGGAGGAGAAGAGGGAATAATGCTTAAAAGAGGGTACAGTCTAAAATATAGACGAATATATAAAATCTGGCAGGGAATTCGTCAGAGGTGCAATAACCCCAATGATAAAGATTATGAAGACTATGGCGGAAGAGGAATAAAGGTTTGCAAAGAATGGAATAAAAGTTCAGAAGCGTTTGTTCTATGGGCATTAGAAAATGGATATGCTGATAATTTGAGTATTGATAGAATAGACACAAATTCGGACTATTCGCCAGAAAATTGCAGATGGGCAACATGGACTCAGCAGGCAAGAAACAAAAGAATGGAAAAAATAAATTCAACTGGTGTTACTGGTGTTTCCATGGACAGAGGGAAATATAGAGCAACAATCTATGTAGATAATAAAAAAGTTGATCTAGGCAGGCATGACACGCTTGAAGAAGCAGCAGAAGCACGTAGGCAGGGTGAGATAAAATACTGGGGCGTGAGTGCATAATGGGACTTATAACAACGCTAAAAAGGTGGTTTAACATGATATTCAAAAAGCAAGCCGAAGAGGACTTTAATATCCAAGCGGCAGAATTCCCAGAGATGGAAGCGCTGATTAACCGGTGTGCGAACATCTACAGAGGTGCGCCGGAATGGATGGATGATAAGAATAATATCAAGACGATTAATTTTGCTAAATCTGTCTGCTCAGAGACAGCTCGGCTCGCAACATTGGCGATCGGCATTCAGATAGATGGTTCTGCAAGGGCAACATGGTTGCAGGAGCAGATTGACAAGGTGTACTTCCAAATTCGGCACTGGGTGGAATACGGATGCGCTTACGGAACCGTGTTCATTAAGCCGAACGGCGAGAGCCTTGACGTATTCACTCCGGCAGATGTGATGATTGTGGATTATGATAATCAGGAAATCAAAGGGATTATATTTAAGGATTCGTATACAGTTGGACGGAAATACTACACAAGGCTCGAATATCATCGTTTTGCTGAGACTACAATAGATGGTGTGACAACTTATCCGTACTACGTGTCTAATAGAGCCTATGTGTCAAAATCTCCTCAGTCAATCGGTGACAGAATCGACCTTAAACAGACCAAATGGGCTGGCCTCATGGCAGATACACCGCCGATACTCAAGGCAAACGGCGAGAAGCTGGACGGACCGTTGTACGGAATGTTGCGGACACCGCAAGCGAACAACGTGGATATCAGTACACCACTTGGACTTCCAATATTCGCTGAAGCTATTGAAGAATTAAAAGACCTCGACATTGCATACAGCAGAAACGCCGGAGAGATTTTCGATTCGCAGAAGATTGTTCTGGCAGATGATAGGCTGCTGATGCCAAGCGGTACACCTGTGGCAGCCATGTCGCCACAGGGCATGGAGAACAGACGTAATGAGATGAACTTACCGCACTTTGTTAAGAATGTATTCGGACAGGTCGAGAAAGAGTTTTATCAAGAAATCAATCCGCAGCTCAACACAGATACCCGTATAAGCGGCATAAACGCCATTTTAAGCCAGTTAGGGTACAAGATTGGATTCTCCAACGGGTATTTCGTTTTTAACGAATCTAGCGGCATTCAGACAGCTACAGGAGTGGAAGCGGAACAGCAGAGGACAGTGCAGTTCGTCAAGGATGTAAGGGATAAGTTGGAATCTTGTCTGGATGAAGTTATTTACGCATTGAACGTTTACGCTGACCTGTACGGGCTTGCACCTGTTGGGGCTTATGAAGTCAATTATGATTTCGGAGACATTCTGTATGTGCGTGAAAACGACCGCGCAAGATGGTGGCAGTATGTGACCACTGGAAAAGTTCCGGCATGGTTGTATTTCGTAAAGTTTGAAGGAATGACAGAGGAAGAAGCTAAGGCAATGGTCAAAGAAGCACAGCCAGACGAACCGAAACTGTTTAGAGAGGAGTGAGAAAATGGCTGATACATTCAAGGGAATAATCACAGCAGATGGAAAGAAGAGACAGTTACCTTATGAAAACGTTCTTAAAACGCCTATTTCCGATGAAACATTGTCCATACAGGGCGGCTTTGCAGACGCCAAAGTAGTAGGGGACAAATTCAAAGCAGTAAAGGTAGAAACTGATTCACTAAAAGAAGATTTAGAAAAGTTAGACGACTTCATTTCTCAAACAGAACTTGAAGTAATAAACGGAGAATATCTTTCTTTTGAAGGTGTAATTACACAGAATAACGGTTTTGGGAGAACTAATTATATCCCTTGTGATGGCTATTCGGGGATTAAGGTTTATACACCGATAGAAACATCGTTGTGTGGTTTTTTTGATGCTGATAAAAATTTCATAAAGCAGTTTACCGCAAAAAACGGAACACACAACGTTATAGTACCATATAATGCTTGTTATTATATGCTCTCTAACAACAAAGAGAATATTGGCTTAATGCGAGTTGAGATTTCCGAACATTCTAAGGACGTTTCCGACGTTGACAGGATTAAATCTTTACTTTGTGTTAAGAGAGTAACGGAAGATGTAAAAGCAAATTCTGAATTTAAGGCAGGCTTTTATCCTATTAAAGCATCAGCTATAACGCCTAGTGAGTGGTATGAGACATATCTATTCGATGTTGCAATGGGTGATATTATATCATATAGAGGTCAAACAAAAGCCACATCTGTTTTATATGATTATATCCGAATTTTCGATAGAAAAGAAAATATAATCGACGCAAAACCGAATGAAATCGGATTGAAAGATGTATCTGGTGATATTGTAATTAGAAATACAAACGCATCAAAGGTTCTTATCACAATGCTAAAAGGCAATAGCACTATAACGAGAACATTTTCTAATTTATCAACAAATAGAGGTAAATACAAAAAAAATAGTATGGTTCGGCACATCAATACCAGAGGGAAGATACAACGGTGTAGGTACTTCTTATCCAGAGATTATTGGAAAAAAACTTGGTATTACTGTATATAATGAAGCTGTTGGTGCATCAAGAGTTCACGGATACAGAAGAAAAAACTACATTTCTTCTGAAAATCCATACGGATTTATACCCAATGGACACTTTACAAATGCAGCAAAAAGTATTACAGACGATACTAAGTGTAAAGAATGGATTATTGAGCATTGGAGGGATGACACATATTTCCCAAATGGAAGATTTTCAACGATGACGGAAAAAGATAAAGAAACTATTCGTAATTGGGGATATGAGAGAAAACTTGACAAATACCTTACCGCAGAAACATTTCCAGATATGTTCGTCTTTGATTATGGGCGTAATGATATGTGGTCAAGCATTGATTGGACTTTTGACGAATCTGACCCAGATAATGTATATACGTCATTCCAGAATGCCATGAATTTTCTGATTAGAAGAATCTTAAACTATAATAATCGTGCAAAAATTGTTATTATCGGACACTATAGCAATCAAGAACGAAGTGCTTTAGACCCTACATTAGTAAAAGATCTCCCAGATATGTGTGCTAAAGGTCAGATGGAAGTTGCAGAATACTGGGAACTACCATTATGTAAATTATGGGAGCTGACAGGGTGGTCGAATAAGACAATCAAAGTAAATGGGAAAGATATATCTGTATTATGTTCATGGCTACCTGATGCCTTACATCCTCATTCTGACGCAACAGGGCGAGCAATTAACCATATTGCTAATCTTTTGACACCGTTTATAAGAGAGCAGTTATTAAGCTAAAGAGGGCTTTAGTTAACCATCAAAAAAAACAAAACATGTACCACAACATTTATCGAAAGAAGTGATATACTATGCTTAGTCCAGAATATTTACGGCAAATTACAGAGGGCAGTGAACAGATTGCAGAAGAACTGCATCAGTATATCATCTCTGAGATCGTGTCGAGAATGATGGCAAGAATCGGCAGAGGTGAGGACTACATTCTAACCAATGCCGATGCGTGGAGAATCAGAACACTACAGGAATCCGGTGAGCTGCTAGAGGATATTCTGGCAGAATTATCCAAATACACCAAACGTGAACAGCAGGAACTCCTTGAAGCGTTTGAAGATGCCGGAATCACTGCTCTCGATTATGACGATAAGATATACAAGGCGGCAGGATTAAGCCCTGTACCGCTTGAACAGTCGCCAGCTATGATAAGGCTCATGGAGCGGAATATGCTTGCGACTATGGGCGAGTGGAAGAACTTCACAAGAACAACCGCAAGTGCCGCTCAGAGGCTATATATCGAACAATGCGACCTTGCATATAATCATGTGATGTCTGGAGCAGTTGGGTATACGCAAGCCATCAAAGAGGCAGTTAATAACGTTGTGAGTGATGGTGTTACCGTCACATATCCATCCGGCAGAAAAGATACAATTGAAACAGCAGTCGCACGTTCTGTTAGAACTGGTGTGGCACAGGCGTGTGCTGATGTTCAGTTGACAAGAATGAAAGAAATGGGATACGGTTTAGTATTGACATCGGCGCACATAGGAAGTCGCCCAAGTCATGAAGTATGGCAAGGGCAGGTATTTTCCATAGACTGGGAAAAATTAAAAGAAATCAAGCCGGAGTTCTTTCAGGAACGAGATACACCAGAATATCGTAGAATGCTGGAGCAAAAAGCAAGCCAATATCCAGATTTTATTGAAAACTGTCATTATGGTGAAGCTGATGGAATATGCGGAGTAAATTGCAGACATCATTTTTCAGTTTGGGTGGAAGGAATGCCAAATCCCTATGCAGAACTATCGGCACAGGATAAAGCCAACAAAGGTAAGCAGTACGAAAAGGAACAGCGGCAACGTACTTATGAGCGAAGAATCCGCAAAACGAAGAGAGAGGTTCTTGGACTGCAAGCAGGAGTTGACAATGCACCGAACGAAAAGGCGAAATTCGCATTACAACAAGACCTTGACCGGAAGTCTTATCTTTTGCAGAAAAAAAATGCTGCATACAAAGATTACTGCAAGCAGAACGACTTAAGGGAACTGCAAGACCGGCTTATGATCGCTAAATGGAATCGTCAGAACGCCGCAAAAGCCAGAGGAGCGGCAAAGAGATATAGAACAGCAAAGGGGATTGACTGATGGACAGATGGGAATATTATAATCCAAATCCCGTTAAGGATAAGAGAACAGGAGATTGCGTTGTTCGTGCCATCTGCAAAGCAACCGGACTTGACTGGGAAACAGTATTCGCCGGATTAATGGTACAGGCGTGTACTCTGTCAGATATGCCATCAGCTAATTACGTTTGGGGAGCGTACCTCTACAAACATGGGTACAGACGCAAACTGATTGAACAATCAGAACGGTATATCTATACAGTTAATGATTTTTGTGCAGACCATCCGACAGGTACGTATATCCTCTGCATAGGTGGTCATGTGGTGACGGTACAGAACGGCAAATATTACGATACATGGGATAGTGGTAATGAGATCCCAGTATATTACTGGGAAAAAGGAGAATAAATGAGCATATCAGAATTTGTACAGATTTTTCTCTCTATCTGTGGAGGGGTGTCTATTGTTGGGGGCGCGGCAGCCGTGATCTTTAAATGGATTACCCCGGCATTCCGACTTAATAAGCGAGTAGAGACACTAGAGGAACATGATAGACGAGATTATGAAAGCCTTCGGAGAATCGCAGAACGAGACTCATTAATTCTGGAAGTGTTGTCGACCATGCTGGACAGTCAGATTAGTGGGAATAATGTAGAAGAATTAAAAAAAACAAAACAGAAGCTTACAAATTATCTTGCACAGAATCAACGTTAATTGCATTAATAAGAGGTATGCTCATGAAGTTATATGTATTCACTAAGAAAGATATAGACAGGTTCTTGATAGAGTGTAATTTCACACCGGACGAAGAAAGACTGTTCCGGTTGAGATGCCAGGAGCGCACTCTTGAATACTGCGCTGAACAGATGAACGTGAGTATATCCACGGCGAAACGATTAAGCCGGAGGGTAAATAATAAAATAATCAAAGTGTGCTGATACTTTTTGGATACTAATTAGAGCCAGAAACGACCTGTTTCCGGTTCTTTTTTTATGTAAAAATATAATCAGAAAGGCGGTGTATAAGATGGCATTATATAACAATCCTTATCAATATAGTTTTGGTGTCCCTGGGCAGATGAACCAGTTCCAGCAACAGCCTGTCCAGATTCCAGCTCAACCAGTGCAACAACCCCAGCAGAATAATAATGGAATCCTGTGGGTATCCGGCGAAGTTGGTGCAAAATCCTATCTGGTAGCACCCGGGACAAGTGTTTTACTGATGGATTCAGAGAGTGAAAAGTTCTATATAAAATCCACAGACGTTTCCGGTATGCCACAGCCATTACGGACATTTGAATACCATGAAATAGGCACTCAGATGCCGCCTAAACAGCCTGTTCAGAACATGGACAATAAATATGTTACTCGACAGGAATACGATGATTTGAAAGGCAAATACGAAGCTATTATAAACCGATTAAATTCATTTTCTGAACCTGTTAGGGCTAATACCGTACAGGAATCAGCGACCAAGGGAGGAAATGCAGATGAGTAATCCATTATTTAACGCGCTCGGCGGTGGGATGCCACAGGGAAACGGACCAATGCAGATGATACAACAATTCATGCAATTTAAACAGAATTATAAGGGAAACCCAAAAGAAGAAGTCCAGAAAATGTTGCAGTCTGGAAGGATTTCACAGCAACAGCTTAATCAGGTTCAACAGATGGCAGGGCAGTTCCAAAATCTGCTGAAAAATATAAAATAGTACATTACAATCTGGCCAGATTGATGTAAATACAAAAAAGGAGATTATAACTATGGATGGAAATTTAACAGCATCAGACGTTGCTCTTTTGACCGGGAACAACAGAAATGATGGAATGTTTGGCGGAGATGGCGCATGGTGGCTTATCGTGCTTTTCTTGTTCGCATTTTGCGGATGGGGAAACAACGGCTGGGGCAATAATGGAAACGGCGGAGGATATGTAGCTACAGCAGCTACTCAGGCAGATATTCAGAGAGGATTCGACAATTCCGCTGTGATTAGCAAACTTGACGGGATCAATAACGGTCTCTGTGACGGATTCTATTCAATGAACAATGGTATGCTTACCGGATTCAACGGAATCAACACCAACATCATGCAGACTGGCTTCGGCATCCAGCAGGCTATTAATGCCGATACTGTAGCGAATATGCAGAATACCAATGCGCTCCAGGCACAGCTTGCAAACTGCTGCTGTGAAACAAGGGAAGCAATCCAGGGTGTAAACTACAATATGGCACAGAATACCTGTGCATTGCAGAACACTATGAACAGCAACACAAGAGACATTATCGACAGCCAGAATGCCGGAACAAGAGCCATTCTTGACTATCTTTGCAATGAAAAGATTTCTAACCTGCAGGCTGAGAACAATGATCTCAGACGTGCTGCTTCTCAGGATCGCCAGAGTGCATTACTTACAACTGCAATGGCATCTCAGACACAGCAGCTCATTAATGCGATCAATCCGGCACCGATCCCGGCATATCAGGTTCCAAACCCGAACACATATTACGGATGCGGATGCAACACTGGATGTAATTGCTGATAACTTCATATCGAGAGTATCTTTCGATTGATTTCGGATGTCGGCTTATGCCGTATTACACAGAGGGGCAGGCTGAGACCTGTCCTTTTGTGATATGAAAGGAGTATTTTTATGGCAGAATTCACAAATGTAGCTGCTCAGACTGTAGCAGCAAATGGAAACGTAGTATTTTCAAACACAGCAGTTAAAGGTTCTAACTGTATTCAGCACAGAGAGGGAAGCGGAATTATTACGCTGAGAGGACTGACCAACCAGTGTAAAGCAAGATTCTTCGTGGATTTTTCTGGTAATATCGCAATTCCAACAGGCGGTACTGTCGGAGCTATTTCTCTGGCTATTGCAATCTCTGGCGAGCCTGTATTATCTTCACAGATGATTTCCACACCGGCAGCAGTAGACCAGTATAACAATGTGTCCTCTGGTATCTATATTGATGTACCACGCGGATGTTGCGTTAATATTGCAGTAGAGAATACCAGTGATCAGGCTATTTCTGTTGCGAACGCAAACATTGTTGTGACCAGAGAAGCGTAGGAGGTGCAGTTATGAGAGATATCAAGGATTTATGTGCAAGAATTGAAGACGAACTGTCCAAAATTGCTGACAGTGGACTGACCACTGGAAATCTGGAAATGACATACAAACTGATTGATATGTACAAAGATATCAAGAATACGCAGTATTGGGATAAGAAAGTAGAGTACTACAACACTGTCCTTGATGAAATGCGTGGTGGATACAATGACGATTACAGCGAACGCGGAAGAAAGCGCGACAGCATGGGGAGATACAGTTCAAATGACGGCAGAATGATGCCGGATTACGATCGGGGCAGTTCTTATGCCAGACGTGGGGAACATTACGTCAGAGGGCATTACAGCCGTTCTGACGGACGAGACGCTTACGATGACTACATGACACAGAAACAGAGCTATCGTTCTGGCAAATCTGAGGACTGTAAGAGGAAGATGCTTGCCGCATTGGAAGAACACCTTGACGAGCTTACTACAGAAATGAGCGATATGTCCAAGGATGCAGAGTGCAGGGAAGAACGTGATCTTGTCAAGAGATACGTGGAAAAACTTCGGGATATGCTCTAATTGGCTAAAACATGTACCACAACTTTTTGGATACTTTGTGGTAAAATATATTCATAGGGAAGATTCGTAAGTGGTTACAGCCACTTGACATAGACTTTTTTTTCATTGATTCATCCTTTCACGGGTGCGTGTCCTTAACAGAAAATGCAGTGACCGGATTGTCACATAAGAAGCATGAGGTTGAAAAGCGGATGCAATTTCCGACACGTACCATTGCTGTCTATGCGATCATGTAGACAGTACGCACCTCCTTGTAAAAGGTAAATGGGCAGACGGATGCCCGAAACAACTCGTGGCAGGCATGACACGTTAAACACCTTGCTAACCCGGGAATCCGGGTTAATGGAATGTAGCTCAGTGGCAGAGCAACGTATAAGCTAGCGTCGCAGGTTCGATTCCTGCCATTCCACTTATCTGGAGCCTGAAAGTTTGGCGTGGGAATAGCGCAGGGCGGCGCATGGGAATGTAATTCCGAGTTCCGGACATGTTTGCTGCCTATCGGATTGTAAAGTGGTCTCCCTTAAAGTAGGCAATAAGTGAACGTGCTGAAATGGTTCTTCCAGATATGTACATCGCAGGATGGAGAAGCGGAATCTCACAAGGCTCATATCCTCGAGACCGGCGGTTCGAATCCGTCTCCTGCAATTAATCTGCTTAAAGTTACGCTATCTGTACACAGGTGGTCTATGGCTAGGGTAGATTGCAACATCATGATGCTGATTAGGTTATGTCTTATCCTGTAGACCGATGTTCGGTCCGAAAAGGCACTTCAATGTGGCTTCGCCAAGTGGTAAGGCACCGGGCTTTGACCCCGGGAGAGGAACACTCATTCATTGGTTCGAATCCAATAGCCACAGTTACCCTGCCAGTGGTCTAACTGGCTTAATCCAATACCTGCGGCGGCAGGTCAATAAACACGACCAGGAGGATGTTATGCAGAAACTTATTGACACACTTAAATCATTTGGAATTGAAATCCCGGAAGATAAACAGGCAGATGTGAAGAAAGCACTCTCTGAGCATTATAAGAACGCAAAAGAAGTTGCGAAAACTCTGTCAAAAGTCGAGGGAGAACGTGATGACTGGAAAGAACGTGCTGAGATAGCAGAAGAAACCTTAAAAGGCTTTGACGGCATTGACCCGGCGAACATTCAGACAGAACTTGCTGGATGGAAGAAGAAGGCCGAGGACGCAGAGAAGGAATTCAATGCGAAGATTTATGACCGCGATTTTTCAGATGCACTTAAAACAGCACTTGATGATGTTAAATTTTCCAGCGAGGCTGCAAAAAGGTCAGTCATGGCAGACATTAAGGAAGCAGGATTGAAGCTGAAAGACGGTAAAATCCTTGGACTGAATGATTTGATTGAGCAGATGAAGCAGTCTGACGCATCCGCTTTTGTAGATGAATCTCAGCAACAGGCTCAGCAGAATCAGGCAAGGTTTACTACTCATGTTGGACAGCAGCAGACACCGGGGAACATGACAAAGAAAGATATCGAAGCAATCAAAGACCCGTCCGAGAGACAGGCAGCAATTGCTCAGAATATCCAGTTATTCCAGTGATTTTTTACACCGACTATACGCCAGAGTATAGCCGCTAACCCAACGCCTTAATAGTTATGGGTAGAAAGGATTTTTTTATGCCAGCAAAAACAAATCTTATTATGACTAATGATATTCATGTCACAGCACGTGAGATTGATTTTGTTACCAGATTCGAAAGAAACTGGGAACACTTACGTGAAATCCTTGGTATCATGCGTCCTATCAAAAAACAGCCGGGTGCTGTACTGAAATCTAAGTACGCAGAGGGTACTTTACAGAGTGGACTTGTTGGTGAGGGTGAGGAAATCCCTTACAGCAAGTTTACTGTAAAAGAAAAGAACTATGCGGAAATGACTATCGAAAAGTACGCAAAGGCTGTATCTATCGAAGCAATCAAGGATCACGGTTATGAGAACGCTGTTCAGATGACTGATGACGAATTCCTTTTCCAGCTTCAGACTGATGTTACCGGCAGATTCTATGACTATCTGAAAACCGGTACGCTTACTTCCACAGAAACTACATTCCAGATGGCTCTGGCAATGGCTAAAGGCCGTGTTGAGAACAAATTCAAACAAATGCACAGAAACGTGACTGGCGTTGTTGGATTCGTGAACATTCTGGACGTATATGAATATCTCGGAGCAGCTGAGATCACCATTCAGAACCAGTTCGGATTCCAGTACATGAAGGACTTTATGGGATTTAATACAATCTTCTTACTGTCCGACAGCGAGATTCCAAGAGGGCAGGTTATCGCTACTCCTGTCGAGAACATCGTTCTGTACTATGTTGACCCGAACGAATCTGACTTCGCAAGAGCAGGTCTTGTATACACCGTATCTGGTGAGACAAACCTGATCGGATTCCATACGCAGGGCAACTACCACACAGCAGTATCCGAAGCGTTCGCAGTTATGGGGCTTACTCTTTTCGCAGAGTACATTGACGCAATCGCAGTAATCACCATTGATGAAACACCAACGCTTGGTACTCTGACAGTAAATTCCGTGGCTGGGACAGAGAGCGGTGATACAAAAATCACTGTAAATCCGGCTAAGGAAAATGCCGGCAATGTGTATAAATACAAAGTTGCAGCAGAAGCAGTAGCTGTTGGATATGGACAGAATCTCAGAAACTGGAGTACTTGGGATGGAAAAGCCGATATCACAGCAGCAACCGGACAGAAGATCACAGTGGTTGAGTGTGATGGAACATACAAAGCACTGAATGCCGGAAGTGCAAGCGTGACAGCAAAATGATGATCGCAGGAGGTAACTGGCATGGCTTATGCAGATTATAAATTCTATACAGAATCATTCGGCAATGTCGTGCCAGAAACCGACTTTCCACGACTGGCAGAAAGAGCCAGTGATTTCGTGGACACAATGACATTTGACAGACTGGTGGATGGACTGCCGACAAATGAACGCTCACAGAAACGCATCAAAAAGGCGGTCTGTTCATTGGCTGAATTAATGTATCAGATTGAACTTGCTAAAAAGAATGCTATTAATCAGGCATCGGCAAATGTAACCGACATAAATGTCGGGAACATCTCAACAGGCATTGTAACATCTGTATCATCTGGCAGTGAATCAATTTCTTACGCCACACCTCAACAGATTGGAGCAGGTGCAAAGGAATGGAGTGCAGTGTATGCCGCCGCTGGAGATATACAGAAAACGAACGACTTGCTCTTAAAAACAGCTTTACCACTTCTAATGGGAGTAAGGACGGATGATGGAATACCGATTCTTTATGCGGGGGTGTGAGTATGAAATATGTACGAATAAAACCGACTATAGTTGAAGCTATTCAGTGTTTTACCACTCCTGAAAGCATAGCTCAAATTGAGAAGTTTGTTGGCAATTCGGTAAAAATTAATAATAATCTTAACCCGCCGCACATTGAGATTTCTGCATATCCTGCTCTATTTAGAGATGGCGAAAGAGTTGATTCGGTACTCGTAGAGCCCGGAGACTACGTCTTGCGTGATGAAGAAGGGTATTTCGATACAATGGTAAAGGATGAGTTTGAAGAAGAATTTAAGGAGGTATCTGAATAATGGAATTAAAACAGACAGTTGAAATGATGAACAGTGCAGATTACAAGGAACGCTTTAAGGCAGAGTATATGCAGGTGGTTGTTCGATATAAGAAACTTGCGAATATGCTTGAAAAGTGGGACAAAGGGGAACTCCCATTTACTCCTACTTGTCCGAGAAGCACTTACAATATGCAGGTAAGAGCAATGACGGATTATATTGCTGTTCTGGAAGCAAGGGCAGTTATGGAAAAAGTTGATTTGGAGGTATGATTATGGACATTTCAACACTTGGCTCATGCATCGCAATCGTTATGATTTGCTACATCGTAGGAATGGGCTGTAAAGCATCAAAAAGAATCTCTGATGAATGGATTCCAGTGATCATGGCGGTTATTGGTGGCATTCTCGGAGCTGTCGGGATGGGAGTTATCCCGGACTTCCCGGCAACGGATTATATCACAGCGGTTGCGGTCGGTATGTTTAACGGATTATCGGCTACTGGCGTGAATCAGATTATTAAGCAGACAACGCAGAAAGAATAATATTAAGGAGAGGGTATCATGTACGAAAAAACGGTGACGATTTTTGACTATTACGAATCAGCCACGACAGGAGATGCGTACTGGTATCCTCACGTGCTATCCGGCGTTGATCTCATTACGGACAAGGGAGCAATCCTTAAAAAGTACGGACCAGACGCAACTGACAACGCACAGTTGCACGTTCGTTATGCTGTTCAGAACGGTGATATAACCATTACCGATAAAGATGGCAAGATTCTCCCATGGGTGCCTTCGAAGGAGTGGAAAAGGCAGATTAACAATGCTCTGGAAGATACTATCACATTCTCGGACGAATCATTCTTTTGGGAGGGTGAGTGGACTGGTGGAATAGTAACCGATGGCGATTATCGGAATGGATTCTACCAGTACATGAACGAGAATAAGGACAACGTGTTCAAGATTACCAGTGTAGGTGGTCCATATACACTGATTCCTCACTTCGAGATTCTTGGTAAGTAATATGAGTAAAATTCATCATTTTAAAGGATTCTCTGTAGTTGACGGAGATATGAAAATAAAACTGAATATGGATAGATTTTCTAGGCAGTACCAAGAAGCCCAGTATCTCCTTGATGGAATGGTTATGGACAGTATGATAGAGTTTATGCCAATGATTTCCGGAGATTTTATTGACCGAACAAGAGCCAAAAGTACATCGATGCAAGGGACTGGATTTGTATGTGCGGCAGCTGCTCCTTATGGACGTTTTCTTTATTTCGGAAAAACTATGGTTGACCCCGCAACAGGCAGTACATGGGCGAGACACGATGCGGAAAAGGTTCTTGTAAGCCAGTATTCCGGCAAGACGAATGCAAAGGAGAATCTTCAATATACAAAATCACCGCATACTCAGGTACAAGCTGAATGGTTCGATGCTGCTAAGCGACAATACGGCAACACATGGATTCGCAAAGTAAAAGCACAGGCAGGAGGTGGCAGACATGGCAGATAAACCTATCGGAAAAGATGCAACCGGATATGAGATTCTGACAGATGCCATGAAAGCACTTCTGAACCAGTATCCAGGGCTATACGAAAATGAAACAATCAAATTTGAGGAACTCGGCAAAGATTCCGGAATTGCGTTCTCAGCAGACAACGGGGCGTTGGTCTATTCAGAAAAAGAAGATGTTTGCGGAACAATGCATCAGGTATGCCAGTACCCATTTTATGTGGTTTACCGCACAGCATCCGATAAGGAACGGCAGAAGTTATCTGTTCAGAAGTTTCTGGACAATCTCGGTAAATGGATATGCCGAGAACCAGTTATTATAAACGGCGCTGAGACACGTTTAAATGTGTTTCCTGAGCTTTCACAGGGGCGAGTGATAAAACGTATAACCCGTGATAATTCCTATGGTTTAGAGCCACAGGAGAGTGGCGTACAGGACTGGTTATTACCATTATCGGTACGCTATGAAAACACTTATGAAGTAATATAACGTAACAACCGGCTATTAATTAGAGATAGCCGCTAACCTACACAGCCTTTTAAAAGTTATAGGCAGAAAGGACATTTCTATGGCAGTTACAGGCAAGATTGACCGTAAATATATGGCTCATTATATTGATGCAGGTTCCCTCTGTGGAGGGCTGACACCGAAATATGAGCGTCTTGGAAAGGACCTGGAAGAGTATAACGTAGAACTCAATCCAGACACTGAAACATCTAAGAACATTCTCGGAGAATCCACATTCAAACATAACGGCTACGAAGTTTCTTCTGATGCTGATCCGTTCTATGCAGACACTACTTCTGATCTGTTCACAGCATTACAGAAAATCGTTGACGGACGCCTCAAAGACGATAACCTCAAGACAAAAGCAGTTGAAGTTCATCTCTGGACAGAAGCCACAGCAGGCAAGTATGAAGCGTATCAGCAGGATTGTTACGTTGTGCCGACCTCCTACGGCGGGGACACATCTGGTTATCAGATTCCATTTACCGTGAACTATGTTGGTGAACGTGTAAAAGGAAAATTTGATATCAATTCCGGTACATTCACAGCTGACAGCGAATAAGCGCATATACAAGGAGGGCACGCCAAATGGCAAAAATAATTAACACCAAAATTGATGATGGAATTCTCATTTTTACATTCACAAACAATGAAGACGAAGTTTTTTCTTCTTTCAAGCTGAATCCAACCGACATTAATGTAGCAGCACGTGCAGAAGAACTGACAGAATATTTTGAGCAGCTCAAAGATTCCATTCAGAAAGTCACTTCCGGCAAAGAAATGGCTGAACTTAATAAACAGATCGAAGACAAAATCAACTATCTGCTCGGATATGAAGCATCTAAGGACCTGTTTAAAGAACCAATTACCGCAACAACTGTATTCGGCAATGGTCAGGTATTCGCCTATATCGTTCTGGATAAGATCGCAGAAGCAATCGCGCCGGAAATCGAAAAAAGAAAAAAGAAAATGCAGGCAGCAGTCAATAAGTATACGGAGAAGTATGCGAAATGACCGCCTATGAGCTCCCCACCTCACTCAACATCAGTGGGGTGGATTTTTCTATTAGAACGGATTTCCGAGCAATAATCGACATTCTGATTGCCATGAATGACCCGGAGCTGAATGAACAGGCGAAAGCAGTTATTATGCTACAGATTCTGTTCGAGGACTGGCAAAGTATACCGGCTGAGTGTTTGGACGAGGCCTGTCAGAAAGCGTCAGAGTTCATTGACTGTGGACAATCTAATGATAATCCAAACCACCCGAAGCCCCGTTTGATGGACTGGGAGCAGGATGGAGACATGATCGTTCCGGCAGTAAACAAGGTTGCTGGAAAAGAAATCAGAGCCATTCCGTATATGCACTGGTGGACGTTCTTCGGATATTTCATGGAGTCTGGCGAGTGCCTGTTCAACACGGTTGTTGGAATCCGGTCAAAAAAGGCGAAGGGTGAACGGTTGGATAAATGGGAAAAGAAATTCTATCAGGAAAATAAGAACATTATTGATATAAAAACACGTCTCAGCGACGAGGAGCAAGCTTATAAAGATAAGCTGAATGAGATGTTGAACCTCAAATAGTTAGGAGGTGGACACATGGCTGCTGATGGCTCAGTCATTATTGATACCAGAATGGACACGTCAGGCGTCCAAAATGGCGTATCGACTATAAAACAGTCATTTAACGGCCTTGGAAGTGCTGTAAAAAAAATCGGTCTACTGATTGGTGGGGCTTTTGCAGTTGGTAAGTTAGTACAGTTTGGGAAAGAGTGCGTGGAACTCGGTTCCGACCTCGCAGAAGTTCAGAACGTGGTTGATGTTACATTCACAACCATGTCTGACAAGGTAAACGAATTTGCAAAGAATGCTATGACCTCAGCCGGACTATCAGAGACAATGGCTAAACGGTATGTCGGAACGTTCGGAGCAATGTCTAAGTCGTTCGGATTCTCAGAATCACAGGCTTACGATATGTCAACGGCTTTGACGCAGCTGACTGGTGACGTGGCATCATTCTATAACATCAGTCAGGGCTTGGCTTATATCAAGCTGAAATCAGTGTTTACGGGCGAAACGGAAACACTCAAGGACCTCGGCGTGGTAATGACCCAGTCGGCACTAGACCAGTACGCACTGGCGAACGGTTATGGTAAAACCACATCCGCCATGACTGAGCAGGAGAAAGTAGCTCTCCGACTGGCTTTTGTGCAGAAACAGTTATCGGCTGCATCTGGTGACTTCATCAGGACATCTGACAGCTGGGCGAACCAGGTACGAGTAATGCAGTTACAGCTGCAATCTCTCAAGGCAACAGTCGGACAGGGACTGATTAATATTTTCACGCCTGTTCTGAAAGTGATCAATATTTTGCTCGGCAAACTGGCAACTCTGGCAAACGCATTTAAGTCATTCACGGAGCTTATTACTGGCAAGAAATCTTCCGGTCAAACGAGCGGAAGTGGAGCGGGTCTTGCCGGAACAGACGCGATCGCAGATACAGCGGACCAGTATGGACAGGCGGCAGATAATGCAGAGAAACTGGCAGATGCCACGAACGACAATGCAAAAGCAACAAAAAAAGCGAATAAGGAAACCAAAAACTATCTTTCGTCACTTGATGAAGTTCACAAAGTCACATCTACTGGCAGCAATTCATCTTCCACACCATCTTCATCTGGTGGAAGTGGTGGAGCAGGTAACAGTGGCCTTCCGAGTTCAGTTGGTAATGTGGACTACGGCAATCTCGCAGAAGGCGAAACCGCACTTGACAAGATTAGCGATTCCGCAAAGAAACTTGCTGACCTGCTCAAGAAACTCTGGAAACCATTCCAGGACGCATGGAAAAAAGAGGGTAAGAATACCATTAATGCAGCAAAAGTCGCACTTGATGGACTCAAAAAGCTCGCTGTAAGTGTAGGTAAAAGCCTTGTAGAGGTCTGGACAAATGGCACAGGCGCAACGATGCTTACGACCATGCTGAGGATTGCTCAGAACGTTCTTAAAACTATCGGGAATATTGCATCCGGTTTTGCGGATGCGTGGAATAAGAACAATGTTGGAACGCAGATCATACAGAACATTGCAGACGCCCTTGTGGTGGTTATGCAGTTTGTGGAAAAAATCGCAGAAGATACTGCAAAATGGGCGGCAAATTTGGACTTCTATCCGCTGTTGGAATCTATTAGTAATCTGACCAGTACATTTGCGCCAATTCTGGAATCGATTGGAAATGGTCTTGAATGGATTTACAAAAATATTGTTCTTCCGATGCTTGAATGGGTGATTGAAGTAGGACTTCCGACAGTGATCAATCTGGTATCGGATTTGGCTGGATTCTTTGCGGATCATCAATCAATCATTGAAGCATTCGGCGCAGCTTTGATTGGAGCATTTGCGGCGGCGAAAATTGCAGGGCTAGCGTCAAGAATAGCAGGAAGTATAACGACAGTAGCGAGTTTTATAAAAGGCCTTATTACACTTATGACTGGTTCTAGCGGCATTATGGGAGGAATTAAAGCTATCGCAACGGCTATCGGGCCGGGTGGAATTTTTATAGCGGCAGTAACGGCGTGCATTGCAATTGGAGTATTACTGTACAAAAATTGGGACAAAATTAAAGAAGTTGCAGGGATCGTAGCATCTGCTGTTGTTGGCTTCTTTAAAACAATGGGCGAAGGTGTAAGTATGATTCTTTCTGATCTGAAAGAGACCGTTACTGGAATTTTGAATGCGATAGGAACGCTTGTTTCAAATGTCGTTTCTTCAATAGTTAAATTTGTGACTTCAAAGACGCGAGAAATGGCAGAAGCGGCAACCAGAAAAATTAATGACATGAAAGAAAAGACTTCAACTTTATGGAATGGTATGAAAGCCAATGCAAAAGAAACTTGGGAGAATATCATGACGATTGTGGGAAATAAAGTTGCAGCTATCCGCGATGCTATTGTAAACAAATTTACATCGGCAAGAAACAGAGTGGTGGAAATCTTCGGCGGTATCCGTGACACCATTCGAAACATATTGAACAAGGTCATCGGAATCGTCAACAGAGCGATCGGAACTGTCAACAGTGCGATTGGTGGAATTGAATCTGCATTTTCTTTTGGTCCGTGGGAAGTGCCTACACCGTTCGGAAAGAAAACAATCGGATTTAGTGCAACATTTCCGAGAGTGCCAACAGTACCTTATCTTGCAAAAGGTGCGGTTATCCCTCCAAGATCAGAATTCCTCGCTGTGTTAGGAGATCAGAAGCAAGGAAACAACATCGAGACACCAGAAGCTCTGCTCAGAAAGATTGTTCGTGAAGAATCTGGAAGCAGTTCCGGTGGAGATTATCGCTTTACCGCTCAAATTAACCGTAGAACAATCTTTGATGAAATTATTGATGAAGCAAAATTAAGACGCAGCACAAGTGGAAGAAATCCGTTTGAACTGGCATAGGAGGTGAGCGCATGGCGTCTATATTATTGAGCAAATCTATAACAGACAAATATAAAATAAATGGCAAGCGCATGCCTCAGCCAGATAAGGATATGGCGTGCAATTTTGAAACAACTTACTCTGAAGGAAGCAACCGCACACAATTCGGAAAAGCCATATTGGTTCCATTGTTTACAGTTATTCAGTATGGTTATGAGGCTAGCAACATACCGGTGGGCGAAGCAGAAGAACTTATAAACGCAATAATACATGGGAAACCTTTTAATTTGTATCACTACTCCATAAGACACCATGATTGGCGCACAGAATCATTCTATGTTGGTAAAGGCTCTTTCAATCTGGCTTCCGCTGCACCTGGTGAGGAGTATTATTCGAAAATAACTTGCAATATGACGGGGGTGAATCCACTTGATTAATGCATCAGACGCATTTAAACAGAAACTACAGGACGGAGAAAAAGTCTGGCAGGAAGTGGAAATCACCTTTCCTGACGGAACTGTAAAAACCGTAAAAGATGAAATTATGGGTGAAAACTGCACTTTTTCCGATTGTGCAGAAAGTAGCAGCTTTCCGATTGGCTGTGTTGTTTGTAAATCCATGACATTGGAGTTGGACAACACTTCTGATCAATGGAAAAACTATAATTTCTATATGGCAAAAGTTCATGCGTATCTTAAAATGCAGACCTCCGTAGCAAGTCCGGCTGCAACAGATGAATTGCTGGATGAAAACTATGAGCCAATTCTTGACCAGAGTGGCGGTGCGATTTTGGCAACAAAAGCAGCGACAGAAGACAGAGTCGAAACCATTGATAAAGGTATTTATACAATTACGACACCAGAACAATATGGCGAAATCCTTAGTTTTACCGCTTTGGACGATATGTATAAAACGAACGCAACTTATATATCCCATTTGGTTCTGCCGCAGTCAATAGAGACTCTTGTCAGAGATGCGTGCGAGATTCTTGGCATTCCGTCAGAAGTCTCCATGACTCATGGAAATCTGATCGTGTCAGAGATTCCAGAAAATATGACATTTCGCCAGTTATTCGGATGGGCGGCAATGCTTGAGACTGCGAACGCTCGCCTGGACAGCAGAGGATACTTGCGATTTATCAGATGGGATTTTTCCAATGTGCAAGAAGATTATGGTGCAATTGCGGATGCTGATGGAAACATTACGTTTAAAGGTGGTGCAAATGTTGACTCCGATAACTTTATAAGCCCGGCAGGAAACTGGTCGATTGACAATGATGGTTTCTTGCTACTGATTGAATCAGCTACTGATACGTCTGAAAAACTCAAAGACTTTTTTGAGAGTCCGACTGTATCCAGTGATGATATTATGATTACTGGAATCAAGCTAAAAAATAGAGAAAATGAAGCCATGTACGGAAGTACAGGATATGTTCTTGAATTGGAGAACGACCTTGTTGCCGATTCGGACTTGGATACGGTAGCTGCTCAAATCGGTGATTCCATAATTGGAGCCAAATTCCGCAGCATGTCGGGAGAACTTGCGTATAATCCGCTCATTGAGTTCGGGGATATGGCATATACTTACGACCGTAGATGGAATAGATACATAACTCCACTGACAGATGTTTCCTGTTTCGTTAATGGAAAGACTACTGTAAAAACTCAAGCCGATGACCCTATCAGAGGAATGAGCAAGTTTGTTTCTGATGGGACGAAAGCCATTGTTGAAGCAAGACGACTTGTTAAAAAAGAACAATCAGCTAGAGAAAAAGCAGTAGAGAAATTAGAAGAAACCTTAAAAAATTCTTCTGGATTATATGAAACATCAGTCGCACAGGAAGATGGCAGTACTATTACATATCTGCATGACAAGCCTACACTCGCAGAATCAAAAAATGTAATTAAATTCACAGCAGAAGCCATTGGCGTATCCAATGATGGTGGCAAAACATATCCTTACGGTTTCTTTCTGACAGGCGATTTGATAGCAAAAATTCTGTACGCGCATGGTATCAATGCTGATTATATTAACGCAGGAACGCTCATCGTAAGAGACAAAAGTGGAAATGTAATATTTGAAGCGGATATGGATACCGGATCAGTTACCCTTGACGGAAGTTATGTGACGATCGGCGGTAAACCACTTGATGAAAAGATTGAAGATGTTGAGAACATGGCAGCTCTGGCTAGAAACATGACCATGCAGCTCGACAACGACTATCAGGGAATCCCGGTTGATAGTGACGGCAACTATACAGAGTTCCCAGAATGCACTACAACGGCGACAGTCATGTACGGTACACAGGATATCACGAATAACTGTACATATACGATTACGACGTCGCAGAACATACAGGGACATTGGAATAAGGAGAATAAGACGTACACCGTCACCGGCTTGACCGCAGACAGCGGATGGGTGAACATCAAAGCCGCATATCTGAATAACCTTGTCGTATCGAAACAGTTTTCGCTTGCGAAACAGTACGCCGGCAAAGACGGAGCGAACGGCATCCCGGGAAAAGACGGTAAAGACGGAAAGACACAGTACACACACCTTGCTTATGCGAACAGCGCAGATGGTCAGACAGACTTTTCTGTGAGTGATGGGAACCGTGAATATATTGGAATGTACGTGGATTTTGTAGAAGCTGACAGCACTGACCCGACAAAGTACACGTGGTCACTGATTAGGGGAGCAAACGGAGCGCAGGGCGTGCCGGGAACACCGGGAGCGAACGGAAAAACACCATACTTCCACATCGCTTATGCGAACAGTGCTGATGGTAGAACAGGTTTCTCCGTGGACGATAGCGTCAATAAGCTGTATATCGGGCAGTATACCGATTACACGCCGGATGATAGCACCGACCCAGCAAGATATAGTTGGACGAAAATTAAGGGTGAACAGGGAACTGCCGGAAGGACTTACTTCTTTCAGAGTAATGCAGATGTTTTGCTGATGGGGGCTGACAAGAAAATAACACCGGCACCGCTCATTGTAGATTCATTCTACAGGGACGGAAACGGCGAAGTTGCGCAGTTACAAAAAGGATGGTGGAAACTAGAAAAATCCACCGACAACGGCGCTACATGGTCAGCGCTCACGGTATCGCAGACTGCGGCACTTGACCGGTTGAGTATTAACGTCAATAACCTGTCGCTCAAGGCTCACAATATGCTCAAGGTTTCGCTGTATTTTGACCAGGCAAAAACGAAGCTTGCGGACTATCAGACGTTTTCCGTGGCGGTTGATGTGGCATCACTGACACAGGAACAGATAGTTGATATCCTATCAGACGGCGGAAAGTTCAAGGGTCTGTATTATGGCAAGGATGAGAGTGGAAACACGACACTGTATATATCTTTCAATGCCATGAAAGGTGGTGTTATCAGTCTTGGCGGCATGAATAACGGAAACGGTCAGCTGAAGATTTACGATGCTGACGGAAATCAGATATCGAGATTAGGATATACCGGATATGTCGTACTTAACAAGAACACCGGAAACCCGATGGTATCTCTTAACACTGCCGGATTGCGATTATATACGGACTATACGGATTCAGAGAATTATAATGCACTGATGCTTGGAAAGTATGGACTGTATGCACAGAAAGTTCAGAATAAAGTGCTTGAACTCTGGATGGAAGGTGATACGAGCAAAAAATGGGAAGGCTACATTGTTCGCTATTTGAACAATAAAGTCCGAATAAACACGAACTCACTTTTCACGGACGGATGCGAACTTGGGGCAAACATTTTGACAAATGGAAGTCTCACTGTTGAGAGGGCCGCTGGATTGAAAGGCGGCGCTTATGTGCAGGGAAGTTTCTCTTTCGAGGACTCAGAGCAAACCGATGAAAGAAGCCCTGTCAGAAGAAGACCTATAGCTACACTGGGAACTGTTGGAAAAAAAGTGGCGTTTATCGGATGCGGTCAAACACAGACTGGAGGCACCGACATTGGAGCTAGCTATAAAAACTATATCGAAGTTAGAGGACAGTTTACTGGTGCTAAAAATTTTGTAACAAGTAAATTCTATTCCGGTTCAGCCCCGTCTGACATCCGTCTGAAAGAGAACATCGAAGCCAGTGAAACAGACGCCCTCGAAACAGTCAATCGCATGAAAGTCCGTCAGTTCGACTGGAAAGAGCGGATGGGCGGATGGCATCAGAACATCGGCTTCGTGGCGGACGAGCTGGAAGAAATCGACCCGAACTTGGCTCTGGGTGGCGGATATGATGAAAACGGCGAAATGGACATTAAACAGATTAACAGTCCGTATCTTCTCAACTACGCCATTAAAGCCATACAGGAACTTAGTGCAAAGGTTGACAAGCAAGAAAAGCGTATCAAGGAATTAGAAAGGAGATTACAGTAATGGGTAAATTTAACGAGTACACACAGAAAGCAACACCGGCGGACAACGACACGATGATGATTTACGATGCGGCAGCGAAAGCAAACAAGCTTTCACCATTCAGCGGAATCTGGAACTGGATGGTCAATAAATTGACAAATGCAGTAATCAATAACTTGCAGACTTCAAACAAGACTGTAGTGGGGGCTCTTAATGAATTAAATAGTAACCGGTTAAAACCCTTTTATAAAGGTATGGTCACCAATGGACTAGTTACTGTTCCTCTTGTTCCGGGACTTTATCTAGTTTCAACGTATCGTAGTGGAGGATACAAGATAAGTTCATTATCTATAGTTAATATTCAGGCACAGGACGGTTCTTTTATCGAAACGCTTGTTAAAGGTGCGGATTACGACAACACCATTGAAATGAAATATACTGATAGCAACATTTCATTTCAATATAAGATTGACTTATCTGGTGGATGTACAATCGTTATATTCAAGTTGGCTTAAAGATTTATGAAATATAAAATAGTAATGCTGGATTTTCCAGATATATAGGCAGAAGAAATGACTATGACGTTGAAAATATTTTGAAAGAAAATAAAGGGCGAATCCTATATTTTATTGTTTCAAATGAGACCGCTACCCCTTTCAAATATGCAGTTGTTGAAACAATTATTTGGGATAATGGAAAGGAATGCTTTCAAATAGCGTATTCATTTGCTACAGATGACCCGAGTATTCAAAGAAGACGTTACAATGGAACTAATTGGAGTAATTGGAAGTAATTAGAAGAGCGTATTGTTTTTTGATAAAATAGTAACACTCCTGTTTAGTTAACTAAGAGACTTTAAAAATTTCATAAATATGTTTCATGATTTCATGAAAGGAGCTGATAAATATGGAAATTAAAGGAATTGACGTGTCATCGTGGCAAGGGAAACCGGATTGGGCAAAAGTATCAAAATCTGGAGTTAAGTTTGCAATATTAAGAATCCATCAGAAATCTGGAATTGACGAATCATTCGAACACAACTACAAGGGCTGTAAATCCAATGGAATTCTTATTGGTGGATATAAATACAGTTATGCTTTAACACCGGCACAGGCAATTGACGAAGCTGAGAACTTAATTTCCGTTCTTGGTGGACGTGGACTGGACTTTCCAGTGTTCTATGACCTTGAATGGAGTCAACAGAGAAGCCTTGGCAAGCAAGCTATCGAGAATATTGCAGTAGCATTTCTGACCAGAATCAAGAAATCCGGTTATAAGGTTGGAATTTATTGTAATCTCGACTGGTACAATAATGTTCTGTCAGACGTTCTGAAGCAGTATGATTGTTGGATTACTCGTTATCCTGCCAACGACAATGGTTCTGTTCAAGAAAGATTACGTCCGACAGTTGGTGTAGGCTGGCAATATTCCAGCAAGGGAAAAGTTCCAGGAATTAATGGAAATGTTGACATGGATGTGTTCTACAAGGACTACAGAGATTCTAACCAGAAAGGAGAAACTAAAATGGTAAAAATCAGTAACTGCGGACATGATGAACGCGGAAGATATGCAGGTGGGAAAGCAGGAGATCAGACTGGTACAGAATATCAGATCATGAACTGGTACAGCAGACCGTGGCTCTGTGTTCTAAGATTCAATGACGCTAAAATCGCAACCATGATCGCAGACATGGCGACAAAAGCGGCACAGAACAATCTCATCGGATACGATCAGGGTACTTCCGGAAACAGCAATGACCGGTATTCGTTCTGGCGGCACTTAAAGGCAAGTAACTACGATCCGGCGCAGATCACGGTAGCTTGTGAATCTGATTGCAGCGCAAGTACAGCAGCTATCGTCAAGGGTGCTGGATATCGCCTAAATAACGCAAAGCTCAAAGCAGTCAGCATTTATCTGACAACACGAAACATGAGAGCCGCAATGAAGGCTGCCGGTGCGAAAGTACTGACGGATAGTAAGTATCTGACATCTGGTGACTATTTAAAGGCAGGAGATATCCTTCTGAACGATAATCACCACGTGGCTATCGCTGTTACCACCGGCGCAAAAGCAAGTACGCCTTCAACCACACTTACCGGTACCTTCCAGACAAGGCTTCCGATTTTGAGAAAGGGCAGTTCCGGTACAGCTGTAGCGATGCTTCAGGCAATGCTGGGCGTAGAAGTTGACGGACAGTTTGGGAACGACACATATAATTCCCTCAAAGTTTTCCAGAAAAATGTTGGTGTAAAGGCAAATGGAACTTGCGGCATTGATACATGGAAGAGAGTGATTGAGCATATGAAAGCCAACACGAAATGATGTTCTGATTGATTTATCATTCAAAACAGGTTATACTACCAATAGTCGCACAGAGATTGAACTTATGATGTATAACACCCTGTGTGGCTAGCACAAGTTGATAGTGCAGACTGATTCCGCCGTGCATGAACGGAAGAGCTGTATGTCCCAATTCGGGGGCTGCTAGCAGCGGCACGAGCGGATAGTCAAAAGTCAAAAAGAGTTGGGCCTAAAAACCCGACTCTCTTTTTTTACGTTAAATTGTGATGTTTTAATTAGATATAGATTTGCACGGTTAGTCACAAATTAGTCACAAACAAAGTCTGAAATACCGCATAAACAAAGGATTCTTGAAGATTTTCATTAAAATTAGATTAAAGAAAATGTTTTTGCGGAATCCCTTGTAAAATGCGGGAAAACCAGTAAAATCAATACTTTACAGGCTTTTGTTAGAGTAATTAAGACAGTTTAAAAAAGATAAAAATAGGAACGGTTAGTCACAGTTAGTCACAAACGGAACTTTTATTTTCTCTATTTCTTCCCGGAGTTCTTTCAGGGTTCTATGACCGTACACAGCGTTCGTAACATCGTTCCCGAACGAATGACCCAGCATCCTCTTCCGGTCGTTCTCCCGGACGCCGTATTTTTCGCACAGGGTAGAAAAGGTGTGCCGGCAATCGTGCGGCGTGTGCTTCGGGTTGCCGATTATCCCTAATCGTTCTAGTGTAGGGTAGAACAGGGCGTTTCGGTGTTGCGTCTGGGAATAGATACAGAGCTTGCCGTTTTGCGTCAAGACTTTGTTCTTCGCAAACTCGTATATGGCCGAGTGGATTGGAACAATTCTGTCTTTTCCGGCTGCGGTCTTAATGCCGCCTTGAAAGTATTTTTCTTCGAGATTAGTCGTAAGCTTCAGAACTTCGCCGATTCTCCAGCCGGAGTAGCACATGATCAGAATGAGCTGTACTTCTGGATCGTCGGCGTTCTGCCAGAGGACCCGAAGCTCCAAATCAGAAAACGGTGTCCCGTGCTCGACGTCATCTTTTGTTTTGACAGAAACATACAGCGCCTTGTTTTCCGTGACTATCTCTGAGTAGATTGCGAATTTATACATCTGCTTAAAAAGCATCAGAATCGTGTTTAAACTCTGCGTTTTGAGCGGGCAGTCATCAATAACCTTTTGCAGGTCCGGTGCTTTCAAGTCTTCAAATGCACGATTATGCAAAGGCTTGCTGTTAAGATACCCGCAGTGATATGCGTTCTTTGAAGACTTCGACAGATTAGTGTCTTCCGGAAACTTCCATGATATGAATTTTTCATATACTTCTGAGAACGTCAATTTGTGCGTTTCCGGGTGCTTTTCCTCTGTGCCCTTAATTGTATTGTAGTCGGCCAATATGCGGCCTATAAGGGCGTCTGTGTCCGTTGTAGGGGCAATCTCAAGCTCTTTTTCCATACCCGGCTTGTACGTCCCGGCTTTGTAAGCTGTCAGGACAGCGAACCCTTTCAGATAGTCGTCAACGTAGCAGATCGCAGGCGGTCGAACTGCTTTCCCTGTTGCGTCCAGTGCTGCCGGTGGGTGCACTGCATAGCAGTTTCTTCGACCCTTGCCGAGATAGCGGATAGAGCCAAAGCTATTCGGCAGCTTCGGGTATTTCTTTCTTTTTGCCATAATTTCCTCCTTGTATAAAAACAGCCCCTGCCGTTAAGCAGGAGCCGTGTTATCTACTCTATCTCGTCAATATCAAGAGAATATCCCAGCACTTCTCCGACATCTGTACATTTTCCTTTTAAAGTAATGGTGTCACCCTTTGACATGGATGCTATTTGAGCTTTCTGGTCGTCGTTCTTGATGTAACACTGAACTCCAATAATCTCAAAATCTCCATCGGCCATGAGATCAATATATTTTCCAGCCGCATCAATGTTACTGAGCTTTCCGGTGATCTCAAGATATTTACCTTTGTATTTATCAGATGCACCCATGGCGTTGCTGTCAAGATCGGACATCATATCATTAACAGAAACAGCAGTGTACTCGATCGGCGCAGCTTCTTCTTTTGGTTTAGTAGCAGTTTCTTTCTTTTCTGTAGAAGTAGTGGCTGCTGTGTTTTTATCTGATCCCGAATCGCTTTCGCCTGCGACAGCACCGATAACCACTCCTATGATAAGTATTAATACAACCCATTTTAATATTCCGCTTTTTTGTTTCTTTCTACAATGTGGACATATTTTTGCATCTTTTGGAATGTCCATCTTGCAATGTTTGCACTTCTTGGTTTTTTCTTCGCTCATGCTTTATCTTCCTCCAATGACGTAGTTTTCATATTTTTCTCTTATTTTTGCAAGTTCTCTTTGCCTGATCGGGACGATCGCGCCAGATATCATTGTAAAAAAATGGCTTACTTCGCTTACCTCGTCCATATTAACTATATAGCTCTGGTGGCAGCGCAAAAATCTTCCGTCAAGACTCTTTTCGATATCATTGAGCTTTCCTCGTTCCTTGTGTGATATTCCGCACGTGCAATGGATCATTATGTATTTGTTCTGGCTTTCGATGTATTCAATATGCCGGAATTCAGCTCTGTGAAAGTAGTCCTTGTTCTTGATAGTAAGCGTTTTTTCACGGATATTTTCAAGAGTCTGTTCAACAACTGAATACATTCTTCCATGCTCGGAGCCTTTAATGATGTAATGCACCGGTAGCACATCAAGTGCATCAAATACATATTCTTTGCGTTCTGTCCAAAAAGTGATATTTCCATAGTATCCGATTTTTCTTAATCTTTTGGCAATCTCTATGCCATTTTCTCCGTTAATGGAGACATCAAGAATTATTATGTCATACCATTCACCATCTGAAACATCGTCGATCAAAGGTTTTCCGCTGGTGTAGGTGGTTAATGTATATCCACCATCACCATGCTCTTTTAGATATCGGTCAATGCTATTTTTGAAAGTCTCAATCCGTAGGTTATCATCGTCACAAATCGCAATTTTCACGCAAATCATTCCCTTATAGACATTGTTTTCGCCATTTGCAAAAAAAAAGTGTTTAAATATGTTATTTTTATTATAGCATCGTTAAATTTAGTTGTAAATAGACGTTTTTAGGTGATTTGTAAAATGAAAATAATCAAAAATATTCTAATTATAATAGGAGCTGTGCTTTTGCTTAATTACATTGTTTGTTTACCAATGTGCGTAGACGATTATATCCGCGAAGAGTCAGAAGTGTATTCTGTCCAAAATGCGTACAGATCTTCTACCCTACATAAGAATAGCGCCCATGAAATAAAGCAGACCATGCTGCCGTTTTTATTCGCCCTGCCACTAAACAGAAAAGACTATATCTTTGATGTTACGAATAATTTCTATGCAATCATAAACATATCGGTGTATATCTGGCAGTTGCCAAGAGCAAACATTAGTGATATAATGGCATGAAACGAACTAATGTTCGATTCTATTTCCCACAAACCGGACATATACTGTAGTGTAGGTGGTAGTTGCGACAGGGAGGGTTATTTATGGATTATAAGAAAGAGATTATCGGGATGATAAATGGAATAAAAAAGACAGGTACATTAGAGTACCTGTACACATTCATAAAACTATTTCTGGAGAAGTGGGGCGATTAGGCCCCACCTTTTTTTTAATTAGAAAGCATGGAATCAATTAGACTTAAAACAATTTTCTGATCACGTTCGCTTAATAATGAGAATTTTGAAATCAGATTAAAATCTTCTTTCGCCTGATTAGGTGTGTCTTTCCTGGCGCGTCCTACATTAAATCCCATTAACCACGACTCTGAAACATTTAGTGCCATTCCTAAGACAACCAGTTTTTCTTGACTAGGCTCTGTCTTTCCGGAAACGTACTGGCTGATATCCGACTTATTCATTTTCACATTGTATTTCTTACAATATGGAAGAACAAGATTAAGAATGTCAACCTGTCTCAGATTACGTTCGTCCATCAAAGTCTTAAATCTTTCTGATGAACTAACTTTTTCCATTATACTATTCTCCTTTCGCTTTCTGATGATAATATATCACATATGAAACAAAAGTTCAAGGCTTAAAACAAAAAAGTTAAAAATATTGAAAAAATGTATTGACATAGCGTAATGGCGATGTTATATTATAATCAGTTCAAAACATTGAACTAGAAAGGAGTGCAGATATGGCATTTGATTATAGTAAGCTCAAAGGAAGAATCATTGAAAAATATGATAGTCAGAGTTCCTTTGCGAATGCTATGGAATGGTCGGAGCGTACATTATCGCTGAAGCTCAACGGAAAGCTGTTTTGGAAGCAGTCAGATATTTGCAAAGCAGTCAATCTGTTGGAGCTTTCTGCCGATGATATACAGGACTATTTTTTTAAAGAAAAAGTTCAAAGTTCTTAACTTGGAGGTGAAAACAAATTGAAAAACAGAATCGCATTTTGGATTCTTTGCTTTGTGCTTTCGGCTGCCTGTGGAGTGCTCGGAAGCCTACTCGCACATTGGATGCTAAAGTAACATCTGAGTGATTACAGTAGCCAGGAATCCAGTAAATCCGCCAACAACAGCACTAAATAAAGCTACTTGGAAATCATGCCGCCATTGCTGTTTCCGTAATTCTTTTTCTTTAGCTTCTTTTATTTGCTGTTCAAGGGCGCTGTGCGGAACTATGGAGCCGTTTGCCATATTCGGTTTCATATTATTATCACCTCCCATCTATAGGGAGTATATCACAAGAAAGGAGACTTATGAACGAATTACAGATTTTTAATTCAGGGGAGTTCGGAGAAATTCGAACAATAGAAATT